AACACTCCAGAAGATTTATTTTACAAACTAACACCTGTAAACTTAAATATTAACGCTCCATTTAAGAGAAATCCTATTGTTGATACTGATGTAATTAATCACTCAAGTTTAAAAATTTCAGATAGTGTTTATAATGGTGATTATGTAATTACAGGAATAGGAAGCACTACATTCTCATTCGTGTTACCATCTCAACCAGAAAAAGATGGATATACAAAAGAGGAGGCGACAACTTTAAAATATAACACATCATCAACTAGTGCCATAGGTTCTATAAACAAAATTAGAATAATATCAAAAGGTAGAAACTATCAAAATATCCCTGTTGTTACATCAATCGGTTCTACTCTTGGAGTTGGTGGTGTGGTTAGATTAAATAGTACCAATATTGGTAAGTTAAGAAACTATACAATTAAAAATTTAGGATTTGATTATTCAGCAGATAAAACAATACAACCATCTGTTCAATTACCTCAAATATTAAGATTAGACAGATTATCTAAAATTGAAAATATAGGAATTAGTTCTGGTGGTAAAAATTATCTTGAACCACCAAATATCGTTATAATTGATCGTGTAACTGGTTTAACTAAAGATGAAGTTCTAACTGAAACTGATTTACAAGGAACATCAGTGTCTGAAGTTAGAATTTTAAGAAATACAAACTCTTTATATGATACGAATCCAAAAATAGTCGCTACAAACAATAATAACGGAATCAAAGTTAAAGACTTAGATTTCACATCTGGAACAAATGTTGTCACATTAACTCTTGAAGGTGGTTATACTTCATCAACATATCCATTTACTTTAGGTGAGAAACTATATGTTGAAAATATCGGCATTGGTTCAACAGGAAGTGGATTTAACTCATCAGATTATAGTTATGAACCTTTTGTAATTACTGGTGTTAATACAAATCCAGGCGGAGGAAATGCGACAGTTTCTTATAAACTAGATTCATCAGTTACACAGCCAGGCACATTTAGTGCAACGAAATCATCTGGACAAGCAATACCTTTTGAAAATATTGCACAATTTAATATTAGTGTAGAAACAAATCAATTTAGTGTCGGTGAAACTGTCAGCACAGGTGATAAAGTTGGAACTGTTGTTGCATGGAATGAAAATAATAAGTATCTAAAAGTTCTTTCAAATGATACTTTTAAAGTTGGAGAATCAATTAATGGCGCATCTTCAAAATCTATCGCACTAATTGAACAGACATCAAAATTTAATTCTGTTTTCAATATTGATTCTAACTCAGAATTTAGAAGTGGATTCAGAAAAGATACTGGAAAGTTAAACACTGAGTTACAAAAACTCGCAGATAATGATTACTATCAAACATTTTCATATTCATTGGGAAGTGAAATTGATTATGACACATGGAAAGACCCTGTTAATAGTTTAGGTCATGTTGTCGGATTTAGAAATTTTGCAGATGTAAGTGTTGTATCAACAGCATCTACAGATGATAAGAATCGAAGAAATGCCTCCGTGAGTGTTAGTTCTGCTGTTGCTGTAGTTGTTACAGATTTGATAAGTGAGAATGAATCCCTTCATAACTCATATGATTTTGATTTAGTTACAGAAAACTCTAAGAATATTAATGGACAGTTTGCCTCTGATGAAATCAACTTTGGTAATAAAATTCTAACAGATTATATTGAGTCTAGAACAAACAGAGCAATCTCAATTGATAGTGTGAGTTCTCAGTTTAATGACTTACCTCGTGCAACTGCTTTCTCTGATGTATTTGCTTTTGATATTGATGAGGTTGATGGTGTTAAGTTCTATGTTCTACTCTTTGATACTAGATTTTCAGGTGAAAAAGAAATAATTCAGGTTAATCTAATTCATGATAGATCTGTTGGATATATGATGAAGTTTGGTCGTGTAGAGACATCTATCGACCTTGGTGATTTTGATTTTGCAATATCAGGAACAACAGGAAATTTAAGATTTGTTCCAGCAAAATCTAAATTTAATAATTATGCATTAAGAATATTTGCACAAGAAACATTTAAAAACACAATCGCAGCTGAAGGAGACATTGGAACTGAGATAAACGTTGGGGTTGGTGTCAGTATTATATCTTCAGCTACTGGTATTGGTTCTACAGATCCATCTCCAGTTCAAGTTGTTGGTTTTGGAACTACTGCGGTTACAACTTCTAAATTACTTGTTCAAACACAAGAATTGGGTGGTAGAGAAAGAACTCAAATAAATGAGTTAGTTGTATTGAATGACAGCGAGGAAGTATATCTTTTAGATTATGCTCAGATGATAAACGAGAATACTTCACAAACCAACTCTCCAAGTGTCGGACTTGGAACATTTGGTGCAGATGTAAGATCAGGTATCACAAGTGTTTACTTTACACCTGAGACTGGAATTGGTGTAACGATGAGAGTTCATCAAACATCAATAGGTTCAACTGCAACAGGTATTGGAAGCACAACCATATCACTGACAGAGTTATTATCAACAACTACTAATATTGCAGCAACAGGAACTCCACAGGCCACAAGAATAAGTGGAATTAATTCAAACACATATACTGCCTTTGATGCACTAATTGAAATACATGATACGACAAATGACAAGTATGCTGTCACTCAGGTAACTGCGATTCATGATGGTAGTGAACCTTTCTTTACAGAGTTTGGTTACATAGATAATTTCTCTACAAACAATACTTCAACATCTGGTCTTGGAGTGATTGGCGTTGGTTATTCAACAGCGTCTGGTGGTGATATTGAACTTCGTTTAACTCCTCCAGCAAATACAGCAATAACAACTAAAGTATTCCAAAGAAACTTTAATGAAACTGGAACAGGTGGAGTTGGTTTTGTTACATTTACAAATTCTAGATTAAAATCTGCTGAAGGTTCATATACTGGAACAGAGAATGATATCAAATTCTCATTCCCTCTAAAACATGCTGGAGACCCAATATTCCATAAGACATTTGATTCATCAGATGCTGCTGTAGTTGATGTTACAAATGATACGTTTGTAGTTAATAATCATTTCTTCCAGACTGGTGAAGAATTAACCTATACTCCAACTGGTGCTGGTACAACAATGAGTATCGGTATTGCAGCAACTGCTATCAGTGGAATAGGTGTTACTACAAAATTACCATCTACAGTATTTGCAGTTAAACTTGCAGAAAATAAATTTAAGGTTGCAAGAACAGCAGCAGAGGCACTTCAAGCGATTCCAAAAGTTATTGATGTGTCAACTGTTGGAGTTGGAACAACTCACTCATTTACTTCAAAGAATCTTAACTCTAAGGCTCTGATAACTTTAGACAACAATATTCAAAGTCCAGTTATACAGTCTCCTGTAAATGTTAAACTATCATTTGATGCAGCGTTAGAGACAGACTTCATCACAATAACTGGTATATCATCATTCTTCTCAGGTGATACAATTAAAGTTAATGATGAGTTCATGAAGATTGACACTGTTGGTATTGGATCTACAAATAGAATATTAGTGAGAAGAGGAAGACTTAATTCTGCGATTGCAAATCATAGTGCTGGTGATACTGTCACTAAGTTTTTAGGTAACTATCAGATTGTTGAAGATACAATTAACTTTACAGATCCACCCAAAGGTGAGAAGGGCCCATCTGGACTAACAACCACATCTACATTTGCTGGTCGAGTCTTTACTCGAACTGGAATACCTGGCGGAACACAAGAAACTTACGCAGATAACTTTGTATTTGATACTGTGGAAGAACAGTTTACAGGAATCGCAACTAACTTTATTTTGAAGTCTGCTGGTTCAAACGTAACTGGATTTGCGACAAACACTGGTGTGATTCTATTAAATGAAATATTCCAGAATCCAAATGATGACTACAATATCGTTGAAACTGCTGGTATTACCTCTGTAAGTTTCACAGGTGTCGGAGCCACAAATAATTATGATGTAAACATATCATCAGTTCCTAGAGGTGGTATCATAGTTTCTGTTGGTGAGACCACAAACTTTGGATATCAACCTCTAGTCGCTGCTGGTGGAACTGCGATTGTATCTGCTGCTGGAACTGTTGAATCTGTATCGATTGGAAATAGTGGTTCTGGTTATCGAGTTGGATTGCAGACAAATATACTTGTTAAGGCTCGTGGTAGTTCTGGTATTGTAACTATAGGAAAGGCAAACGTATCTGCTGGTATAGTTACATCTGTAACTATTACAAATGGCGGTGGTTCTGGATTTAGTTCTGCAACTCCTCCAGTTCTTGAGTTTGAAAAACCACTTAATTATGAAAACTTAAGATTGGTTGGTAGCTCAACTGGTATCGGTGCATCTATATCAGTTCGTGTTGGTACTGCATCAAGCATAATTAGTTTTGAAATTACAAACTTTGGATATAATTACAAGATTAATGATGTTCTTACAATAGAAGAAGGTGGACAAGCTGGTATTTTAACAGATGCAAATAAAGTAGTTAAGGACTTCCAATTAACTGTTCTTGACACATTTAATGATAGTTTTGCTGGATTCACGTTTGGTGAACTAGAAAAATTAAATAGTTTTGAAAACTTATTTGATGGTGATAGAAGAACGTTCCCAATCACTAAAACTATTGGTGCAGTTGAAACACCAATTACTATAAGAGCTGCAAAAGGATCTCCAATTAAAGTTGCAGATAACACTTTAATATTCTTAAATGACATCCTTCAAGTTCCTAATGAAAGTTATGTGTATAGTGGTGGTTCACAAATCACATTCTCTGAAGCTCCTAAATCAGATGATAAGTTGAGAATTTATTATTATCGTGCATCTGATGACGATGTTCTTGAAGTTGATATTTTAGAAACAGTTAAAACTGGTGATCAATTAACAATTAATAAATATCCTGATGTTGGTCTAGATGAGGCATTCCAACAAGAGCCAAGGACAGTTACAGGTATTACAACATCTGATACAGTAACTACAAATACATATGTCAAGGCTGGAATTACAACTGTCAGAACACTTGAAAGACCAGTTACTTGGAAGAAACAAACTCAAGATGTATTCGTTAATAACATAGGAATTGGTAAAGATAGAGTTGAATTAGAACCTAATATTAGACCAACCGCATATATTATTAAGAGTGTATCTGCTGGTTCAAGTGAGGTATTTACAGATACAGCAGTTCCAATGTTTAATCAACTAGATGATCTTGTTGAAGTTAAACAAAAAGTTTTAATTCTTGACCGCACATCTAAAACTGGAGTCGCTGCAACTGCTGTTGTTTCTGCTGGTGGTTCAATAACCAGTGTAGTAATATCTGACGGTGGTTCTGGATACACTGTTGCACCGAAAGTTTCTATCGGTGTTACTGCTGGAATAGGTACAATTACTGCTGGAGTTGGTACAACATCTGGAAATGCAACTGCGGATGCAACTGTGTCTGCTGCTGGAACAATATCTGCGATTACAGTTACATACGCTGGATTTGGATACACTCATACAAGTCCACCATTAGTCATGGTAGAACCAGAAGCGGTAACTCAAGATGAATTGAGAAGTATTAAATATCAGGGTGATTTTGGTGAAGTGGTTGGAATTGGAACATCAACTGTCGCTGGAATAGGAACAGCATTACAGTTTGACTTGTTTATTCCAAAAGGATCTGTTCTTCGTGACACATCAGTGGTGGGAACTGCTGTGACTGTAAGTGGTATTGCATCTGGATATTACTTTACTGTATTTGATAGTAATATAGGAAGTGGTTTAACTTCATATGATAATCCGATTGGAATTACAACAGTTGGAATTGGAACTTCCTTCCTAGATAATATATACAAGGTGCATAGTGCTAAAACTATACAAGGGCCTGCTCTTGGTATTGGTGCAACTGCTTTGAGAAGAGTAACTGTAAGTGTTAGTTCAACTGAAGGTATTGGTATCGGAAGTGGGTCATTTGGTAAGTTCTCATGGGGTCGTTTACATGACTTCGTTAAGAAGGATACCAAGGCGTTTACAGCGATTACCAATGATGGTATCACAGGAATTAAGACTGGCCCTGTAATCATTAGAACTAGTGATTTAAAAGAGTCCTATTCTTAATATAAATAAAAACAAAAAGTCATTGATAAAATGTCAGCAATTATAACTGATCAACTGCGAATATTAAACTCTGAGAATTTTGTAGCGGGGATAGCTTCAACTACGAATAGTTATTATGCGTGGATTGGTCTTCCTAACCCAGCAGATTTTCAGTCAGATTGGAGTGAAAATCCACCATCACCAAAAGATTCTTTTAGTGAAGAGAGAGATTATTGGGATACAATGATCGCACTTAAGAAGTTGAATTCAGATGATATTGCAAGAGTAGTTAGAAAAATAACTTGGTCATCAGGTACAACATATGAAATGTATCGAGATGATTATTCTCGTTCAAACTTGTCACCACAAACTAGTTCAACTAATTTGTATGACACAAATTATTATGTGATGAACCAAAACTTCCGTGTTTATGTTTGTTTACAGAATGGAACAAACCCAGAGAACACATCTGGAAGACCATCTCTTGACGAACCACTATTCACAGATTTAGAACCAAGATCTGCTGGTGCATCTGGAGACGGATACATTTGGAAGTATCTCTTTACGATTGACCCAAATAGTATTATCAAATTTGATTCTACAAGTTTTATTCCTCTACCACAAAACTGGTCAACTAATAATGACGTGGCTGCAGTTAGAAATAACGCATCAACCAGTGGACAGTTGAAGATTGTCACAATCACGAATCGTGGTGTTGGTTACGGAACTGCTGCAACTTACAACAACGTTCCTATCAAGGGTGATGGAAGTGGTGGTAGATGTTCTGTTGTGGTAAACGCTGCTGGTAAAATAGACTCTGTTGAAATAACTAATGGTGGTTCTAATTATACATTTGGAACAGTTGGATTAAGTGATGTTGGATTAACAAACCCATCAGGTTCTACTGACGCTGCATTTAATGTCATCATTCCACCTCAAGATGGACATGGTGCTGACGTATATAAAGAATTGGGTGCAAACCGTGTTCTAATATACTCTCGTTTAGAAAATGACACATCAAACCCTGATTTTATTGTAGGAAACCAGTTTGCTCGTGTAGGTCTTTGTAGAGACCCTCTTGCTTTTGGTTCAGACAACAAACTTACTCTATCAAAAGCGAGTGCTGTTTATGCACTAAAACTTACTGGTGCTGGATCAACAACAACAACTTTTACATCTGATGCAGAGGTTACTCAAGAAATTGGTATTGGTTCAACTGCTGTTGGTCGTGTGATTAATTATGACGCAACCACAGGTGTTCTTAAATATTGGCAAGACCGAAGACTTGCAATATCAACAGATGGAACCGCACCAACATACGGATACGAATTGTTCAGATTTAACGCTGACCCTGCGACTGGTGCTGGAACAACAGTGTTTGGTGGAACAAACAATCTAAATATAGATACCAATTTCGGAACCTCCTTATCGCCTGGTCTTTCTACCTCAATAAATAGTAGGACTTATAACTTAGGGATGAGTTTTGTAAAAGGTGTTGCTAACCCAGAGGTTGAAAAATATAGCGGTGATATCATTTACGTTGATAACAGAGCTGCTGTTACTCGCAGTTCACAGCAAAAAGAAGACATCAAGATCGTACTGGAATTTTAAAAAATCATGCCACAGGAAACCAATCTAAACGT